AAAAGGATTATCCTGAAAGGATATACCTACCACACGGTCACCATGTGGATTTTAAGTAGGAAACGCCGCGTCATATGGATAGACGTGCGCTACTGGGCAAGACAAGAAAAAGCCCAATGTAAAATCTTCAGCTGCTGCAACATAAAGGTTAACAGAGAATGGTTGAGTATTTTCATTAACGTCGTTCTGAATAGAATACGTAAAATAATGATTATTCAATTTGCCAATATCTGTCTTATAATCCAATGATCTTGCAGTTTCGAAGCGACGATTATTCTGAAATGGAAATTCCACTTCCAACGTAGGATTTCTTTCCACAATCCCCAAATGTGCACCTGGATCAGTAGAATAATAAGTACGCATAGCAAACTCCTCCCTCTGATTCAATTCTGTCGAATAAAGTGGCATGGCAGTATATGTACACAAATCCATGCTATATTGGGACATATTTGAATTAGGAAAATCGGGGATAGTTGGAACACGTTCTACCCAATGCAAAGTGGTGGCTGCTTTAAAATTCGATCCATTAGTTCCATTATAAATACCAGTAGGCAATATCTTATAACGTATTCCCCCACGCCTACACACGAAGGCAGGTGAGAAGTAATTCAACATTGTCATACGGGCATAACTAAACGTAAACGAATCAGGAACTGTATCAGCGTCGAAAATGACACTGCTAGAACCAAAAGATGGAGTAAACCAAGGTGAATTGGGAAAAACAGGTTTTAACCATGTTCTCACACCATATCCATTTGGTTGAGTCTCAATTTGACCCATAGTGGAATGATAGGCATATCGTTTAAAAATCTGCCTCAAAGAAGTTACAGGATCACCGACAAACACATCTGAAAAATGGTCCTTGCTAACATTTACTTTAGCTACGGATTCATCAGTGACCATACTAACAGGAACATTCGTATCAGTAGTTTCGACTTCTCCAGCTTGGGGAGCAAATTCGCCCTCTTCTACGGTTGTAGGATTAACGTATGAAGTAGGCTTCTGAAACCAAGAAACTGATGACATAAAATCGCTAAAATGAGGATTAAACACACAATAATCATCACCAGCTGAAACCCATACATTAATCTGAATATCTTCAACATCGGCACTTGGAGACGTAAGTTCGTTAACCACATAAACTCCAATCATACCATTATACCTTTGTGAAAGAAAATCAGACGTATCAACATCAGTTAAGGGCGATTCACTCCAGTAATTGGCTCCCTTTGTTGTGAGCCCAATTTCAGGCGTCTCGCACATTGGATATGGTTGACCCCACCCAACTTCGAGAGTAAATTCGCGTTCTTCTGCCAAATCTATAACTCTCGTGTAATTTGTATTATACTCATTGGAAAGAAAATAAGACGGATCATAAACTATCTTAATTCGACCACGGTGAAACGCACTTGCTACTATTTGAAATCGATACTTAATAGTTCCTTTCCAATATTTGAAAGGCATAGTCGCGTAACACAATGGAGTCATATGATATTCATATCCATCGGTATCGTTACCAAAAGCATTATACATGGTGGGGCAAACATCAGCATTCCATAACAAACTCTCAGTTGTATCTGTCGGATTCCAACCAAAAGTGGTTAGATACGATTCACGCTGAGCAATCTTGCTGATATCCATTTCATCATCTCCATTCAAACCAAATGTACGAGTGTCGCATGATAACTCCTGTTTCACATCATACGTCAACTTAACGGATGTATCTGCAACATTGGCATTTGCCAAATTCCCTGCATACACGGGAACGTAATATTGAGGATCTTCGGCAACTACTGGTCGTGAATATCCAAATGCTTTTGCAACAGAAGCACCCATCTTGGTAATCATCTCAGTGGCTCGCATATACGGCCCAATATACGGAATCGCCGATAATGCATTAGCTGCGCGAGATACCGCATTTAATGGTGCAGAAACAGGAGATGATGCATATTCATCTGCTTGGGGTGTAAACTCACCCGCTTGAGGGGCAATAGCTCCAGGCTCATTAGAAGTGGGTACAGACAACTGTACATCTTCAGCCCAAACAAAAACACTTACATTAACCCCTTGCGTAGACCCATTTACTGATCTTAAAGGGTTCAATTGTGAAAGTGTAATTTCACCCATTTCCGTCCACTGCTCACGAGGAATGGACAAAGCATTGTAATACCAAACGAAAGGTAAGCACAATGAACCGGCTTCACTAGTCGTAGGATTTATCATTATATGAGGTCTTTGTGACCTTTCAACGTTATCCTGTGAAATAATAGCTCGATTCTTTGTAATCTCATCTTTCGTATGTAAAGGTAAATACGATGCTATGGCCCTGCCATAATAAAAAGGACCACCATTCACTAAAATCTTCACACATAATTTACACCGCAATAAATTGTAATTTACAATACGATTAATAATACGCGGATTGGTAAAGAAATCAGTCCATGGATTAAAGGTTTCAAAAAATGTACTACCTATTGGCCAAATATATGACTGAGTCTTAATTGGACGGGAAAAGAAATTCTCCAACCCATCGTCCTGCCTATCGGCTTGCGAAAACGTCTGATCAACATTCGATGGGATTTCATAAACATATCCCGGCTCTGTGTCTGAAAAATGTACAATTTGAGCACGGGAATTTTCTGGTTTAATATTTACAGCTTGCATGTCCTCACCAGAAGGGGACATATTTAAATTGTTATTATTATTACTTTCGTTAGAAACTGTTGTTTATACAAAATTCTGCTGGAACAGTCAACCCAGCAGACTGGGTGCGGTGAGATCGATGCTAGCCAACATCCCCCCTAAATAGGGGTTTAGCTCGGGCACTGGCTAATATGTACAAAGCCTCGATGTAAATGTTCAACTCACGGCACACGGTTATATATTTACATCTGGTATCCATATATACATAGATATTTTTAACTTAATGTGCGCATAACTGCGCACAGTGGGATGCCTATAAGGAGGCCCAGCCTATCTACGAAAACTGATTCAGACTATTTCCAGCCTGAATCTCAAAGGATTCTTCCTCCTCGGGTTCTTCTATGTTACCACGAAGATATCGATCTTTCCAGTGTTCAACTTGATAATCGAAATCCTTATCTAATTGGGTGCAAATGTGGTCAATATTTGAGCTTCTCGCAACTTCTTGCATCTGAGCTCGGCGGAATTCATAGGTCTCACGACCATGATTGAACCACTCACGTAATGCACCATCTATATTATCCGCCGCCAACTTCTCGCGTGTGTTTGCTTTTGATTTTAAATTCGAATGGAGACTCTTAAAAATAGAATCCTCGTCAAGGGCCCCCATAATAAACCCAGTCTCAGGGCAGAATACGTTTTTCCTTTTAAGGAAATCTGCATCACAATCCTTCATAAACGGGGTTGGTATAGACTCTTTATCAGGCATGGTAAACTTCATATCATGCTCTGCAAAGAATTTTGCCACATATAAATGATTAAAATCATCATGGCCTTTCTTCACAGAACCTTTAACATCATCACCATACGTCATCAACTTGCAAATATCGCGGAAGTGCATTTTAGTCTGCAAACCTTTCAAATTGTAAAAAGCACATCTGAACAACAAAGAATTGACAATTGAATTAATATACACTGTCAAATTCTGTCCAGAAGGATTAGATCCAATGTGCTGAATCAAATCGCCATTGTAAGCCATCACAGGATAACAAATGTCAGTAGCAATTCCTTGCATAATCTTGACATCATCATCCGAATAGCCACACAAAATGGCAACATCAATCATAATTCGAAAGGCAGCAAACATCACCTGGGCTGGCATGCGGAGATCATATTTACTATAATCTCCAGCTAGAATGCGATCCTCACCAAAATGTTTCATATGAG